GACGTTGTTTGAAAAGGGCACGATTGCTATTGTCCCCGTTATTACAGATGCTGACCCGACAAACTCCAATGCATATGATGTAAAATCTCTACGTGTTGGTGAAATTGTAAAGTGGCATCCTCAAAAAGTCACGGTAAGTCTGTATGATGATCGAATCGGAAAGACTAAGGAAGTAACACTCCCCAAATCTCTGGTAGCAATTGTAGAGAATCCACTCTATACAGTTATGAATGAAGCAAACTCAAACTTGCAGCGTCTAACTCGTAAGATTGGCCTTCTCGATGCAATCGATGAGCAGACTGGTTCAGGTAAGCTAGACCTCATTATTCAGCTCCCGTATGTTATTAAGTCTGAGGCTCGACGAGCACAGGCAGAACAACGTCGAGGTGATATTGAGGACCAGCTAAAGGGATCTCGGTATGGCATTGCCTACACTGATGGAACTGAGAAGGTAACTCAGCTAAATCGACCCGCGGAAAATAACATGTTGGCTCAGATTGAATATTTGACCAAACTGCTTTATGGACAGCTGGGTATTACTGAGGACGTATTCAACGGTACGGCAAATGAAGCGACTATGCTGAATTACCATAACCGGACAATCGAACCTATCTTGACCGCCATCACGCAGGCCATGAAGCGAACCTTCCTATCCAGAAATGCTCGCACTCGAGGTCAGTCCATCGAGTTCTACCGTGACCCATTCAAGATGATCACGCTCACCACAGTTGCTGATCTCGGCGACAAGTTGATCCGTAACAAGATCATGACCTCGAACGAATTCCGAGGTGTATTGGCATTGAAGCCATCTACTGATGCTGGCGCAGACCAGCTGAATAACCCGAATATGCCTGAGGGCACGGATGGTTCAGCACCACCTAATACGGGAGCAGCTCCAGATGGTGGTGATCAGTCTCAGCTGATGCAATCAGCCTTCGATGATGTAGAGAGTACATTGGATACGGTCTTCTCTGAGATAGAGGCGGATCTAAATGCCTGATGTTCCCTACAATCCAGACAAGGCACATGAGTACTACCTTAGGACTCGCGAGCTAAAGGGACGTCAACCGGGAGCCCAACCGCCCGCCGGTGGATCTGGTGGAGGCAAAGCTTCTGCACCCCCACCGCCAAAGTCTGCTGAGCAAATGCGCAAAGAGACTGAGGCACGAGTTGCTAGCCTTAAGAACAAACTTAAGGAACTCAGCAAACTGCTTCGAGAACTCGTAAAGCAGGCCAAGGAACGTAGTGGCGCTGATACCAAAAGCACAACTGACAAAACTGATCCCAAGAAACCTGAAAAGTTGACTACGGCTCAGAAGAAGGATGCTGCTGAACGGTCGAAGGACTACTACGAGAAGAACAAGAAGCCTGTCGATCCATCAAAGGAAGAGGCTGATCTGGAAGCGAAGCTTGTTAAGGTTCGTGAAAAGATTGCGAAAGCCCGAGAAGACATCAAGGCTGCGATCCAAAAAGCTCGTGATCAAACAACTTAAGAAAGGAGTAAACCTTCAAAATGGAACCAGATTTTAGTGGCTATGCCACACGGAACGACATTGTTTGTTCCGATGGTCGAACGATTAAGCCCAACTCGTTCAAGCATCAGGATAAACAGCGAGTACCGCTCGTTTGGCAGCACAACCACGACGACCCTTCACTCATTCTCGGACACGCAATGTTGGAGCATCGAGACGATGGGGTTTACGCCTATGGCTACTTCAATGAGTCGCCCATGGGTGCACATGCTAAGGAGTTGGTGAAGCATGGAGACATCAAGGCGCTCTCCATCTATGCAAACAAACTCCAGCAGCAGGGGAAAGATGTCCTTCACGGAAATATCCGAGAGGTCAGTTTGGTCCTTTCCGGGGCAAATGAAGGCGCCTACATTGACAATGTCAATATTCGACATGGTGACAGTGTAGACGTCCTCGACGACGAAGTTCTAATCTTTACGGGGCTTGAGTTCGAAACCTCAATCCACCATTCAGACAACCAAGGAGACACCGTGCGTGAAAACACCCGATCTGTTGAAGAAGTCTTCAACGAAATGACTGCCGAGCAGCAGGAAGTAGTTCACTTCTTGCTTGGCGAAGCCATCGACACCAATGGCGCAGGCCCCGGTGACGGTACCGAAGTTCAGCACGCAGCTGACTCGGGTAAGACGGTTGGAGAAATCTTCAACTCGCTGTCCGAAGAGCAGAAGCAGGTAGTCCACTACCTCATTGGCGAAGCACTCAATGCTCAGTCCTCTGGCTCTGCCAAGCACTCCGACGATAACTCCGAATCCCTCCAGCACGGCCAGAAAGGCAGCTCCATGTCCCGCAACGTATTTGACCAGACCGAATCCCGGTCCCCCAAGGCAACTCTGTCCCACTCCGAGGTCGTCTCCATCGTCGATGCAGCGAAGAAGAGCAAGGGTTCCTACAAGGAGCACTTCGAAGACTTCATCGAGCACGCCGATTACGGCTTCGAAGATATCGAGTACCTGTTCCCGGACGCCAAGACCCTCTCCAACACCCCCGAGCTGATTGCTCGTCAGGCTGAATGGGTTCCGAAGGTTCTCGATGCCACCAAGAAGTCCCCCTTCGCCAAGATCAAGTCCATCGTGGCCGACATCACGGCTGAGGAAGCCCGAGCCAAGGGTTACATCAAGGGCACCGAGAAGAAGGACGAAGTTGTCGCTCTTCTGCGTCGTACGACTGGTCCCACCACGGTCTACAAGAAGCAGAAGCTGGACCGCGATGACATCCTCGACATCACCGACCTCGACGTCGTTGCTTGGCTGAAGTGGGAAATCCGCTTCATGCTGAACGAGGAAATCGCTCGCGCCATCCTCGTTGGTGACGGTCGCGACGCTCTCGATGACGACAAGATCAAGGACCCCGCTGGTGCAAACGAAGGTGTCGGCATTCGCTCCATTGCGAATGACCACGATATCTATGCACACAAGGTTGTACTTGCCGCGAATGTCTCCGCCGATGATATCATCGACGAGGTCACTCGGGCACGTACCGAATACCGCGGCTCCGGCTCCCCCTCGATGTACACCACGGACAAGGTCCTCACCGACCTCCTGCTCCTCAAGGACAAGATGGGCCGTCGTCTGTACAACACGGACGCTGAGCTCGCCTCTGCCCTCCGGGTCAAGGAAATCGTTACGGTCGAGGTGTTCAACGAATACCCCGAGGTTCTCGCGATCATCGTGAACCTCGTCGACTACACGGTTGGCGCAAACAAGGGTGGCGAAATCTCCTTCTTCGAGGACTTCGACATCGACTTCAACCAGAACAAGTACCTGATGGAAACCCGCATCTCCGGTGCGCTGACCCGTCCGAAGTCTGCTCTGGTCATCAAGCGTCAGCAGGGTACCTCGGCTACTCCGACGGCTCCGTCCTTCAACGGTGGAACTAACACCATCACCATCCCGGCTACTACGGGTGTAGAATACCGCGTCAACGGCGTGACCAAGACCGCTGGCTCGGTCGTCATCACCGAAGACTCCGAGGTCGTTGCTGTACCGAAGGATGGTTACTACATTCCGTTCGGCACCACGACTCGCTGGTCCTTCACCTTCACGGGCTAATTCGCCCTGAATGGCAAGGTTTCGCGGAGTAATCGGATTCGGTGAAACGGTAGAAACAGTGCCGGGGGTGTGGGAGGACGTCATCATTGAACATACGTTTAGTGGTGACGTCCTCCGAGTCAGCCGAAAGCTGGACAATACTGAGAAAGTTAACCCCGATATTTCGGTATCTAATTCAATCAGTATTGTGGCTAACGCCTACGCCAATGAGAATTTCATGGAGATTCGATATATTCAATGGAAGGGAAAGTTGTGGACCGTCAGCGATGTTGACGTACAACCGCCCCGTTTGATATTGAGAGTCGGTGAAATTTACAATGGAGAAAAGGCTCCAGCTACAGGCACTGCTTGAGCAGCTCTTGGGTTCTCGACAAGTATATTTTCAAGAACCCGGAGCTGCTCAAATGAGCTATCCCGCCATTATCTTTAAGTTAGACAATGAGCGGGTAGTTCATGCAGATAATACACCCTACCGAAGAACCAAGCGCTACATGGTAACCATTATCGACAAGAATCCCGACAGTGAGATTCCCGATAAGGTTGCATCAATGCCTATGTGTAGCTTCTCTCGAAGATTCACGGCAGACAAACTTAACCACACGGTATACAATCTTTATTTCTAGGAGAAATAAATGGTAGCAATTACTTGGGATGAACTCGAAAAGCGCACCTTTGAAAACGGTGTCGATCACGGCGTTCTCTACATCCCCTCTGAAACTGGCGCATACCTGAATGGTGTTGCTTGGAATGGTCTCACGGCTGTTACTGAGAGCCCCTCTGGTGCAGAAGCATCGCCGACCTATGCTGACAACATCAAGTACCTGAACCTCGTCTCTGCTGAAGAGTTCGGGGCTACGCTTGAGGCCCTCACCTATCCGGACGAGTTCGGCCAGTTTGATGGCTTTGCCGAGCCTGCTCCCGGCATCACCATTGGTCAGCAGGAGCGAAAGTCCTTCGGCCTGTCCTACCGGACCAAGGTCGGTAACGGCCTCAACTCGGAAGCAGGCTACAAGCTGCACCTCGTCTATGGTGCACTGGCCAAGCCGTCGGAGCGAGCTTACAACACGGTTAACGAGTCGCCGGAAGCGATGGCTCTTAGCTGGGAGCTCACTACGACTCCGGTCCCGGTCCCCGGCTACAAGCCGACGGCTCTGCTGACCATTGATTCGACCAAGGTTCAGGCCGCAGATCTCACTGCACTGGAAGCCATCCTTTATGGCGACACGCAGGCACCGAAGCTTCCGACTCCCGCGGAAGTTCTGGCCCTCTTCTCTGAGATCTAAATCTTAGAGATACTATTTGAAAGGAGAAACTAGGGAATGCTCACTATCATCGTACCAGCTGTCGAAGTGTTCGACGAAGTCAATAATGAATTCATCATGATTTCAGAAGAGACTACTTTACAATTGGAGCATTCCCTAGTTTCCCTTTCAAAATGGGAGGCAATTTGGGAAAAACCCTTCTTGAGTGATGCTGACAAAACCCAAGAAGAAGCCGTCAGCTACATTCAAGCTATGACAGTAACACCCGATGTTCCTCCGGAGATTTACTCAAACCTTTCTAATAGAAACTATGAGCAAATCAACGAACTCATCAATGCAAAGATGTCAGCAACATGGTTTGCCGAGGATCTATCCGGTCCTCGAAGACGAGAAGTCATCACGGCAGAGCTTATCTATTACTGGATGTTCAGTTTCAAGATTCCTAAGGATTGTGAAACATGGAACCTCAACCGACTCTTCACCCAGATCAAGGTCTTTAGTGAGAAGAACGGTCCAGAGAAGAAGATGGATAGGCAAGCTCTAATGCGACGTACTCGTGAACTAAACGCCCAGCGTCGAAAAGAACTGGGTACTTCAGGCTAACCCATCGGAAGGAGGGACTAGATGACAAAACTTGTTTGGAACAATGCTGGTAAACGCTTCTTTGAGGCTGGTGTCGACTGTGGAGTTTTCTACAAGACCAATGGTTATGGGGTCGCATGGAACGGCTTGACATCTGTAGACGAGGCCCTCACTGGTGGGGAAGCCCGTCCCTATTACCTTGATGGTGTCAAATACCTTAACAACACTGCTCGTGAAGAATTTGGTGGAACAATCAATGCATATACGTTCCCCGAAGAATTTGCCGAGTATGATGGAACAGTAGAGTTGTATGATGGACTATCTGTAAATCTACAGAAACGCAAGCCCTTTGGTCTTTCCTATAGAACACTCTTAGGTAATGATCTAAAGGGTCTTAGCTATGGATACAAAATCCACATCATCTACAACGTACTTGCTTCACCCTCACAAAGATCCTACTCATCTTTGGGTGGAAACATCGACCCCCTTACTTTTTCTTGGGCTTTTACCACAACACCCATCAAGATAAATAGTACCCTTAATTATGCAGCCCATGTAGCCATTGATTCCACCAAGGTTAGTTCGGGTCTGATGCGTGCCGTAGAGGGTTATATTTATGGGTCGTCATCACGGGCATCTAAACTCATCCCACTAGATGTACTTCTCTATTGGTTTGAAAGTGGCGGCGAGCCATTGGAGATCGTATCCCATACTAATGGAATTGCCGATCTAATCCAAGATGGTCGCCCCGACCTTATTACTACTGATGTCGACGGCGTGAACATCAAGAATTCGGATTCACGTCTCACAGCAACAACCCCATCAGGTCTATATAACTTGGAGCCTTAATGCCTACGTACGATAGATATCCCGCAGTAGACAGTGGGTATAACTTCCCACCAGAAATTATCAATGCACTGGTTGCATCTGCTGAATTTACAGCCAAATTTATGCAAATCACTCGTGGTACGCTACCTAATGGTACTTGGCTGAACAACCTAAACACACCAACCTCTGTTGGTACATACAGCATGTTGGACTCATACACGTACACAAACGCCCCCTCGGGTCTAGTGGGTACATCAGTCCTTGAGGTATATCGAGGTTCAGGCAACTCGGCAGTTCTTCAGCGAATTACACAGGGCGCCAATGTGTATTGGCGAGAGTCAATTGATGCGGGAATCGACAGCTGGTCCCCTTGGGAAAAGATACAGACGAAATCCGCAACAGACACTAAGTTCGGGACTATCGATGCCACACTTACGGACATCGATAACCGGCTCCGAGGTCTCCCACTGCTTCCCAGCACAACGGATCTTGACTCACTCACAACGCTCGGTAATCAGGTATATTGGTTGCCCGTCCCAGCTAGCTCAGCTGCGGCTGCAAATCAACATTTCCCCTTCTTTGCTGCTGGAAAACTCACATCATATTTCTCGGGTGCCACTAATGGTATTCAGGTGTTCGAGACATATACCCTTACCACCACACGCTACTCCCGAATTCGGAATACTGGTGGATGGACTGAGTGGAAAAAGGGAACTGAAACGCTAGATGCTCAGATCCTCGACATCGATAACCGGCTCAAGGGTATGCCATATCTTCCGGGTACGACGGATCTTGATACGCTCATGCCTCTCGGCAATCAGGTATATTGGGTGAATGCTCCGGCTGATTCAGCCGCATCAACTGCCCAGCATTTCCCGATCAATGCCGCTGGTAGGGTAACAACCTTCTTCACCACAGGTTCAAATGGCATTCAGATGTTTGATTCCTATAATAATACGCCGAGGCGATCAATTCGAATCCGAAACAGTTCGGGTTGGCAGCCTTGGATTTCAGCAGATGTTCGTCTTGACACCATCGAAAGTGGTAATGTAACCCGCGATGCCACTGTGGCTGATCACGAATTGCGGCTGAAGGGGACTACCCTAGCCAATAATACTGATCTAAACAACCTGAATGCAAATTTGGGGTCAAATACGTACAACCGAGCAACTGCCCCAGTTGACTGGTCTGCACAGCACTATCCCATTAACTCGGGAGGGATGCTTCGGCAGTTCTTCTTCTCGACTACAAGTGGTATGCAGATCTTTGAGCCCTATAGCCAACCGGCTCGTAAATACAGTCGAACTCGAACCATTGATGGTTGGACTGCATGGACGTCTCCTGAGGCTCGTCTGGAATATGTCGAAACCGTACTAACCAACATCGCTGCTATTCCAGAAATCGCAGGCAACCTTAAGCCTGACCCGGTTAATCCGGGCTTTTACTTGATCGGAGAATAATCAATGACTCAACGCCTCGTCTCAGTAGGAGATGACTTTACACTCCCTGAGCAGGTCTTAGTTGGGGACGATAATCTTCCTTTTCGACTAAGTCCTGAGGAAATGGCTAAAAAAGCCAACGTAGATGATCTGGCCCTAAAGGCGGATGCGTCTGCGTTGGCAGCGAAAGCAGATGCGTCAGCACTGACACAGGGTCTTCTTACGAAAGTAGATCTTACTGAAGTAAATAACTCTCTGCTTAAGTTCGATCAATTTCCCGTACCGCTGACTGATGCTACGGCACTCAATGGTGGCGTTACCAGTACGTCGATCGTTCGTGTGGCAGGCGATTCTATTTATGCAGCCTTCTGGGGTGCAGATATGAACCCCTACATCGCACATATGAAAGATGGGGATTCCACTTGGCAGGTTGTCAATCTGGCTAACCTTGCTGGTAATCCACTGAATGCTCCAGCGCCATCTGATGAACATAATGGTTTGTCCATAGTCGTTGATGGTGCAGGATTCATTCACGTCTCAGGAAACCACCACCGGGTTCCACTGAACTATATTCGATCCAGTGTAGCAAACAGCATCGTTGATGGTTGGGAAGCTCCCGGTATGGTCGGCATCGATGAAGTAGAGGTTACCTATCCTCAGTTCATCAAGACTAATGACGGCAACCTGATTTTCCTTTATCGTTCAGGAACATCCAGTGATGGTGACTTGATGATGAACACCTATTCTACGACCACGAAACTGTGGACTCGCGTAGGTATGGTGTTGAAGGGTCACGACTGGCTCACTTCTGCAGATGATATGTCTGCCTATCCGGGTAAGTTCTCATATGATGTATCACCCGGTCGTCTGCATATGTGGTGGGTATGGCGAGATACCACATCGATCGATAGCAATACTGACTTTTGCTATATGTACACCACCGATAAGGGTGCGACATGGAAAAATGCAGCAGGAGCAAACGTTACGCTGCCTGTAACCCCGGCAGATGCTTCAGTTAAAGTATTTTCGGGTGGTTCGGGACATGTTGCTGCTGGTACTTGCGTCGATAGTACTGGTAATGCATATGCATCACTCCGCATGGCTGATGGTGAAAATCGTTTGTACAAGCGGGTGGGCTCATCTATAACGTACACCGTTATGGGTACAAATATGGGGCACGTCGGACTGATCTATTCCCCCGATGGAATCATCTATGGTGTGTACACAGGTCCGGATAGCTATATCTACATCAAACAGGTGTCTCCTACCATAGGAACTGCAATTAAGCTGTTCCCGTGGACCATGCCGAACAATACACCGGGGTTCTATACACCTGATCCCGGGTCATATAGTGTGCGCATGTTCATCGCACCTACTCGGAGGAAACCCGGTAGCAACTATGGCGGCGTGCTCACCTTTGAAACCAAACCTACGACTCTAGCAGCCTTGGCTGCCGGAACTACAGTCTTGCCAAAGCCGCGATCTATTCCACCGATTGTTGACCCGGTAAGACATGGGTTTGGTTCATACGGTATGGTTCCGGACATGTGTTATGGTCCAACAGGGCCGCGTGGGTTCAACTCCAATAACCTGCCAAATGGTACTTTCCGAGGAACTCTAATCACCGCAGCAAGGGCCGGTAAGGTCATTGAAGCCACGATTAACGTGACTACAGCTGGTGCAGCAGGGGCTAAGGTTCGAGTTGTTGCTTACCGAACTGATGGTAAGCTGGTTGCTCAATCAGCAGACATTGATGTGAGTACTACAGGTCAGAAAACGATTCCGATGGTATTCACTATCGGTAAGAATGAACAGTATGTGTTGGGGACACTGCATCATTCTTCCACTGGCATCAGTGCAATTCTGACATCCACTAGTGGTAGTCATGATTCACGAATTCCATTCGGTTCACCCACAAACTACTTCTCTGGAGTTAAAAGTGGGTG